GTACAGGTACCTACAGGTAGACTACTGTACATCTGTACATTAGGGAAAGTACCTATAAAAAAGAGATATTGTCTTGACAGAACATAATCTGTAGGTTAATATGTACTCACTGTCTTAGATCAAGACAGATTATCTTATAGAGGAAACATCATGTATCAAGTTACAGCAATCTTTCAAGACTCAGAGATCGGTTACGGTGAGGGAGAGGGTCTTGAGTACGCTACCGAAGAGTGTATGCAGAGCATTCCAGAGATCTTCAGTTTGGGCGCATCACCGGATGAGATCGAGCTGGTGATTCTGCATCCTAGCGGGAAGATGTCTAAGTTTGGTCTGCAAGATCATTTACAGATCATGGAGACACTCAAGTACATCGGTTAACAGTCTGACAACGCGAAACCCTCGAAAGAGGGTCTACCGGTAGTGCCGGTACTGATGAGCGTAATCAAATTATATCTAGAGGGTTCAACATGGCTAAGCCTAAACTGTCTGTCATCACATCATCGATCCGTATCAGCGTCACATCCAAACTTGACGGCATCCGTAGTTGGAGCTTGCAAGCTCTCGAAACCTGTCCGGGTTCTATCGGGTCGGATGGTGAGCTTGTTGCAGCGTGTAGCGGATGCTATGCCACGACGGGAAACTATCGGTTCTCTAACGTCAAGGCTCCACGCGAGCATAATCGCGAAGATTGGAAGCGTGCAGATTGGGTTAGCGATATGATCGCTGCACTAGACTCTGATCGCTACTTTCGCTGGTTCGACAGTGGTGACGCATACGATCTTCGACTAGCGAAAAAGATTCTGGCTGTGATGCAGGCAACGCCGTGGGTTAGCCACTGGTTTCCTACCAGAATGGCTAAGTTTGCGAAGTTTAAGTCTGTTCTGGCATCTATGCAGGCATTGCCGAACGTCATGGTGAGGTTCTCGAGCGACAGCGTGCTAGGTGAGTACGATTCACGTCATGGTTCTGTGATCGTGCCAGACTCCGACAGCGTGCCAGCTGGTGCCACACTCTGCAGAGCATATGAGCACGGTGGCAAGTGCAACGGATGTCGTGCGTGCTACGACAAGGATGTCGCTGTGATCGCATATCCTGCACATGGCAAGACCATGAGTAAGGTTATCCGCATCGCACTGGCAGCATAATCTGTTGACAGGGGGATAACCTCCCCCTCATAATCCGTTCACTTACTTATCTTATCGGAGCATATTATGAAAGCATTCTTGATCGTTGAAGGTAACGACGCTCGTACGGCAGAGTGGTTTTTTGCCTATGCTGGGTGGCAAGCTCTGGATGCTGCCAAGTCTGCAGGGTTCAACGAAATGATCGGATTCTCCATCGTCAAGACTCTGGACGCTTGCGAAGTGTCCTTCCCTGCGTGAACCCGACAGTCGATCAACTGTTGGATCTCCTGCTAGACGGTGACCCCGTTGCGTGGGAGATCTCCCAGACCCCCGACGGTCTCAGGATTGTCGGAGTGATGGAAAACGGAGAAACCCGACACTTGGCCACCGTGCCTGTAGCGGCCCCTGAGAGCGATCAGGACCCTTGCAGGTAGGGTAGCATCAACCTAACCCTTTTCGCCTCACTGAGAGGCTTCTACAGCCCTTTTTAGGGCATCACTTGGAGTGTGTGTATGTTGTACGAAGAAATCCAATCGAAGATCGAGGAGCTGAAGGTCCAGGCTGAGATCGTCAAGCGTGAAGAGAAGCAACAAGCTATCGACATGGCACGGGCAATGATCCAGTCATTCGGGATCACGGCTAAGGACCTGGGACTGGACAAGGCGGTGAAGGCTAAGACCGGCCCTAAGCCAGGACAGAAAGTAGTCCCCAAGTATCGAGACCCAGCTAGTGGTGCTACTTGGTCCGGTAGGGGTAAGACCCCCAAGTGGATAAACGGGGCCGACAGGTCCCAGTACGCCATCTAATCACACCGGGGGATTGTGAGTCCCCCATCTTATCTGGAGTAATCATGCTACAAACCCTAATCGTTATTATGTTATCACTCGGTATAGCATCAGCTATGATCGGAGACCCATTTATCTGTGCAGTAGGATTGTCATCTGCTATGTGCCTGATCATTATATTGATGAGGAGAGAAGCATGAAGGGAAGATGGATAATAAAGGAAGTCTATTTCGAGGACGGGTGGCCCTCTGTCATGAGAGACCCAATTGTGACCCCCGAAGTCACCCCCGAAGTCACCCCCCATGTGATCGACTGCCCCCGGTGCGGTCATTGCTGCCCACAGCGTCAGTGGGTAAGTCTGACGATGTTGGACATGGCTGAGTTACGTCGAAGCGGACTTCACGAAATCAGCGATAAACACTTCCAAGCCATAGAAGCCAAGTTGCGGGAGAAAAACGGTGGATAAAGAAGACATCATCCGCATGGCACGGGAGGCTGGGCTGGCAACGCAGTTTGTGGGCCCAGATACCATAGTAGATATATTTGAGAAGTTCGCCTCGTTTGTCGCCGCGCATGAGCGGCAAGCGTGTGGCTTGATAGTGCTAGATAACAGCTATTCCGAAGGGATTTGCTGTACCGATGATGTGCTTGAAGCATTTAGCCAAAGGAGATAGAAATGAATGACTACCAAATGATGCAGATCTGGAGAGGGGTTAAATACCCCCAGAAGGAAGTAGAGCAGAAGGTTCTAGAGTTCGGGAAACAAGTACTGCACGAGGGATCTGATCACTACTACAATCTTGGCAGACGAGAAGCATTCCACGCCATGAAGCCGGTACTACTGAAGGCTCTCAGTGCCCTAGACTCTGCTCACTACATTCTGATGATTCAACCCGTAACACCACGGGAAGAGGCTGTTGCAGTAGATGATGCTATCAAGCACATTAACGCTATCCTGGAGGTCCTATGACGCCCGACTGCTTCTCATCACGACTGGAATACCTCGACTGGGTACACACTGCCAGGATGCACAAGCCAGCAGAAGGGCACGAGTACTGTGAAGACTGTCTGCCGGACTACCAGGCCAAGATGATCAGGGCTAGACGCTGCCAGTATCCAGGCACCACGTTCATAGACCACGGTGAGGGCCGGGACTACTCAGTTATCGGACGCAGACCACAAAAGATAGTCTGGAAGTTTAAGGAAGATGCAGGATTGATGTAAGATGAAGGTTGTTCGGTTGTCTCCTCTCGGTCTGTGAGACCGTTCAGCCCAGTCCTTGCACTGGGTTTTTTTTTGTGTTAGTGTTAACCCTGTTGCCGTGGTAAGCGACAGAGAAGACTTACTCATGCATCCTCCCCATCGCCGGGGTTACCACAGGGTGCAGCAGTAAGTCTTTTTTTTTGCTCCACTCGACCGCACTCCTCGCGTCAGAAGTGGGCCTAGATGGGCCGCAGGGAAGAAAACATAGGCTAGGGAGTACCACCCCCTGCAAGCCTCGCAGCGTTCCAGAGCGACTGCACAAGTGTCGAACCTCCTGGGTGGTCTCAGGCTCGGCATGATTGAATCTGGCGTCAAGCGTGCGCTGGTAGAGCTCCATGAGTGGCCCTACGGGCGGGGTTGGTAGGGCATACCACCTTGGATGTTCTTTTGTCTGGAATATCTGACAGGAGAACAGACAGTTGACAGACTGTTTTATCTGTGATCTAGTGTTGACTCTCGTTAATCTTATCTATAGGTGATCTTATGAAACTCTGTATTCACTGCAAACATCTCCTACCCCGCGATGGGGACCCGGACTACGCACTAGCTAAGTGCACTGCATTCTTCAACATTCACCCAGTCTCTGGGGCCAAACTCTATTCTTACGCCTACAACCAACGGATGTTCCTTACTACTCCGGGTGAGGGTAAGTGCGGACTCAACGCCGTTTTCTGGGAACCGAAAGAGGAGATCAATGATGAGTGACTTCACCCCCGAGATCCGCAACTCTGCTTGGTGGTCAGGTGACTCCAGGATGGCCGCTAACGGTCGTGCTGCTGAAGCTATCCTCGTTAAGCAGGGCAAGATCATTCCTGAAGACATCTCCGAGAAGGAGAACGTCAAGATGGGTCACGTCATGCAGCCAGTCATCGGCAGGCTCGTGCAGGACCGTCTGCAAGTGGAGCTGAAGGATGCTGACTACTCCATGACTCATCCTAAAGAACCTTGGCTGCGTTCCCACTTTGACTTCATCTCTGCCGATGGCAGTTTCCTGGTCGAGGCCAAGAACTACAACGGCAGTCAGCGCAAGAAGTTCGATGAGTCCGGGATCATGCCTGATGCCGACAGAGTGCAGTGTATCCACGAGGCTACCGTTCACGGGATCAGCAAGGTTTATCTGGCAGTGCTATTGGGAGGCCAGGAGCTGCAAGTAATCCCGGTAGATGTCACACCAGACATGATGCTGGACCACGTTAAGTGGTGTGCGAAATGGTGGGGCTATGTTGCCAGCAAGACTGAACCCTAACCTGAGACTGTT